ACCAGAGCGTCCATCTTCTTTTTGTTCAATGCCATCTTTGCATTATCTTTTTCGAGTTCTTGTTCATCAGTTTCGATACCGACCATATTCATTGCGCCAGTTTCAAATGCTTCAACTTCTTCGTCATACCCTGCTGCACTGAGTGCTGCTGTTCCCAATTCGTATACTGTTGCAGCTGCTAAGACACCAGCGACGATAGGTGCTGCTGGACCAGAAGCCGCGACCGCTGCTACCTTTGCAGCTCCTTTTCCAAGTTGTTTAGCAGCACCCTTTGCTACTGTTTTTGCAACAGATTTCTTCGGGTTTGCTTTTGCTTTTGGTGTTGTTTTCTTTGGTTTTGGTTCAGCCTTTGCTGATGCGGTCGTCTTAGTTGCTTTTGTTTTTGGTGTTGGCTTGGGGTCTTTGCCACCAAGTAACTTTTTAGGAGCACCTAAAACACTTTTGGCAATAGCTGCAGTTCCTACTGCTAATGTAGTTCCTACTGCAGCGAGCCCAACCTGTTGTGCAGTAGAAAGACTGTTAAACCCTTCTTTAATTTTATCTATTAGGTCTGGTAAGTTTGCTGCTGCTGCAGCTGCAGCGAATGCTATCAAGCTGCTTTTTGGATTAGAGAGTTCGTCTAATTTTTCGACAATCTTCTCGCCTTGTTCTTCACTGATGCCTTCTTCTGGATCTAATTGATTCTTGATATCAGCTTCGCTTGGTGCTTGTTGACCACCAGCTGTTGGCATTGATTTAGTATTTTGTTCAATCTGGTCTAGAAGTTCTGTTTGTTTGGCTAATTCCTCCACAGAAAGTTCTGATGCTGCTTGTAATTCTCCAAACATCGAAACTACTTTAGAATCTGTTGGAGAAGAACCACCACCCTCTCCACCAGAAGAACCTTTTGCTGACAGTTGTAGAGGCGTCTGTTCTAGAGGTGTCCCAGAACTGCCTTTGAACAGATCTGGGAATCCAATCACATTGTCCCCAGTAGATTGTTTTAGATTAGGTCTAATTTCTTCTGCCATTTTTTTATCTCTTTGAGGCTTCAGCCTTCTTCTTTAGATGTTCAACAAGCATAGCAACGTAGACTTCCCTCTCCCAAGGAACCATTGCCTCTATTTCCGTGAGAGAGTAATGGTGTTCTTGCATTAATAAAAAGTTCGTCTTGAACAAATTCTGCAAGGTCTCATGAGAGAGGCTTAGACGAAAAAATTTTCGTAGCCGTCAATAACAAGTGTATTGTCCTTTTTGCATGCCTTACAAGTAAAATCAATTGCATGTAATAATTGTGGCATACTTTCGTAAAATTCTCTGATCAGTGCAAATTGTTTCACTGAGAACTGTTCGATGAAATCCATTCTTTCCTCGAGAGGACTTTCTTGGAACTCAATCACTTCTTCATCATTATATATTGTCTTGATACAATTTGCCGTGACTTTATATATTTCTTCTATCGACTCACCCATCAGTTTTTCAATATCTGTAACCTTTGGGTAATCCATCTCAATTATCATTGAGTCTGTCAGCTTGATCTGTTTCTTATGACCTTTGTTCTTTGTAATCTTTACTTTTTCAAGGTCAAATTCAACATCGTTATCAATCCCACATTCACCACACTTTGCAATCAAGTTGATGATATTGGAGACAGACATGCCTCTGATTTCCAAAAATACTTTCTGTAAATCAAAGATTGGTAATTTAGATCCATCAACTTTACCCAGCGAACAGTTCGTGATGATCTGTTGTACTGTGTGGATCATATCAGAACTGTCCGTAGACTCTCCTGCCATAACCAATAGTTTTTCTTCTTTAACAAGGAAAGGTCTAAATTTTACTTTCTTTCCCATCGATGATATATTCACATCAAATGTTTGCACATCAATTTGTGGTAGTGCCATTACTAATTACTCCTTAAAAGTCAAACAGGTCTTTAAACCCTTTACCGCCATTTTTAAACATATTAACAAATCTTTTAACATTGCCGAGACGACCACCGCCATCACGGAATCCTTCTTCAATCGTATCTGAAGTCCAGTACTTATACGCAAATGTCACCGAGACTCTTGCAGGAGAATCAGTTGCTTGCCCCAACGGTGTTAAGTTTATCAGTCTCGGGAATGCGTCTTTGAGACACCACTTTCCTGTCCTGTTGTCTCCACGATCCAACGTATATATCTCGACATCAGCAGTGTAATCTTCATAGAACCCAACCTCTTTTGATATAGGGTCTACTTGGGCAGTTGCGATCCAGTCTTCAAAAAACTCCCTCACACCCCATTGAGTGTCAACGTAAAAACCAAATGTCGCGTTGTCACCAAAGAACTCAACACCATGTACGCGATACTCAGTCCAGTTACCGATCTTGGTGGGCGTGAATGTAGAAATTAATCCAGGGATCGCTGCTTCTTCACAAAGCAGTGATACGCTTCTTGCATTTTTTGACTTTCCAGGAGTTGTGATCACAACTTCAAATCTGGCGGCACGAGCAAGGTCATCCTGCCGTATTTTTCCTAGAAAATCATTTAAACTGAAATTAGCCATTATAGCATTGCCCTTGAATCTGTGAATACTTTATTCTTTGTTGCACCAACAAAATTGTCGATCGGAAGAAATATAGTTGACTGCCAATCTTGTGGGTTTACTTTATAATATTGGGTTACAACGTGATTTGACAAATATCGTTTCACACAAGGTTTAACCTCGTTGCCAATACTCTTGAGCAACTGCCAATTGTATCTCATTTTTGTATCTGGACCAATTGTCTTGTCGTTGATGTTTGAATCAATTCTCCAAGAAGTTTTGCTCTCAGCATAAATGGCAGGTAGTGGAGATTTAAACCGTAGAATCCTCCCTTTGTAGGTTCGAATGGAAGAACCAATGGGAAGGTGTCATAATATGGAAGTGTCTTTTTGTGTTTTGGGTCATACCTATAGAGATACATGCTCCCTATTTCTATATCGCCAGATACTTCAAACATTTTTGAGCGCATGGCTGCTGCAGGTGAGTTGACATTTGATGCCAACTGCCGTACTTGCCTCTGATACCAGTCCATAGATTTACGCTGGTCGTTCGAGTTTGCTCTGATTTGTTCAAAAGGATTAGCCATACCCTTATTTATACGAAATGCCCAATTCCTTTTCTGTAATAATCTTGAATTCCCATCCATTGTCAATACAGAACTCAGTAGCACTTTGCCACTTAGCGAGGTTTGTTCCGTATTGTTTGACTTCCTCAATGAACCTTTTTGTTTTTCTCTTGGGAATTTTTGGCTCTTGGGTATACCGCGATGGCTTTATTTCTATGAGGTATTTCTTGTTGTTGAGTTTCATATAGAAATCGGGGTAATATCTATGCACTCTGTTATCAATGGGGGACTTGTATGGTATGACGATCTCTTCTGAACCCCACTCAACAATATTGGAGTTTATATCACACCACTTCATAAATTTTAGCTCATATGAAGACCTATAAATAATATTGGACACATCTCCGCAATATTTTTTAGGATTAGTGGGTTTAAAGCGACCCTGATGTAAGTTCTTTGAATATGGCATTATAAATAAGAAAAATAATAACACTATTTATAGAGAAGCAGAATGGCAAAAGAAGGCGACACAAGCGAAACTCCTAAATCAACTGATGCTGCTACCGAGAAAAAGAAGAAAAAGCAACGCACCAAATTGTATCGCTATCCATCCAACATTGGTTCGGATGAACAACCTCATGCGATTAACTTCTTCATTTTTAAGACAGAAAGCGCGGCAGAAGTAAAATCTAGGCAAGAGGCGACCGAGAAACTTGACAACGAAGGTGATAAGTCTGCAGGCGAGAAGGTAAAATTAGAGAATGACAGACAGTCTTTCTTGGGTAAGGTCGCTGCTGTTGGATTCGGTACTGCTGTTGGTACTGCTGTGGCTGCAGCTAAAGGCGGGGCAGCGGCTGTTGCAGCAGGTGCTGGTGGTGGTGCTGTTGCAGCTTCTGCGTTGTTTTCCAAGGCAGGTGCGATGCAAACAAGAACCACCCAGAAAATTGATTCTGCCATTTCTCTTTATATTCCCAACTCCCCCCAAGCGAAATATGGAGCCGAGTTTAACGTAGAAGATCTTGGCACTATTATGGGTGGCGGCATGGCTGATGAACTTGGAATAGGCAAAACTGGGGGCAGTATGATGTCAAAACTCTCAGCGGGTGATTTCGCTGGTGCTGCAGCTGCAGCTGCTGAGTCTGGTGCAGGTAGTGTGATCGCAAGGAAGATGGCAAACACCTCTGACATTCCAAAGGCAATTGGTCTTGGAGAATTGAATGTTGGTGGTGCTATACGGGCTTCTACCAGAACTATAACAAACCCATATAAAGAGCAAATCTTCCAAACGATGGGATTCAGAAGTTTTGCATTTCAGTATAAGTTCGCTCCGAGAAATGAGAAAGAACTTTCTGATGTTATGAATATCATCAACCTATTCAAAGCACACATGCATCCCGAAAAAGATTTAGGCGGTTTGTTCTTCACGTTCCCCTCTGAGTTTAAGATCGAGTATGTTTACAAAAACAGAGAAAACTCATACTTGAATAAGATCGCCCCTTGCTTCTTGACAGATCTTTCCATCGACTACGGAAGCGGTGGAACATTTACTACATTCAAAGATGCGCGTGGCGCACCGTCGGAGATAACTAT